GGTCAGCAACTTACAGGAGTTGCAGAAGGATTTGAGAATGTAAGGGACGCACTAGGTTATGTCCTAGACATGGAAGAACAATCACAAGGAGGGATATAATGTGGATACTACCAAAACAATTACACACCTCAGCCTATGCTCCGGATACGAAGGCATTGGACTTGGACTCAGAAGCGTTCTCCCAAATCTGCGAGAAGTCGCTTTCGTGGAGAGGGAAGGATTCGTTATCGCGAACCTGGTTGCAAAGATGGAAGCGGGAGAACTGGATGAAGCACCTGTGTACACGGACGTTAAAACCTTCCCATACAGAAAGTTTCGAGGATGCGTGGACATCCTCTCTGGAGGATTCCCGTGCCAACCCTTCAGCTCTGCTGGAAAGCGTCAAGCAACTGAAGACCCAAGACACCTCTTCCCTTACATCGCAGACGGAATTAGAGAGTGCCAACCTAGAATTGTTTTCCTCGAAAACGTACAAGGAATCCTCAGTTGCACCACAGGGGACGGAGAACCAGTTCTCCAATATGTCCTCAGAACATTGGAAGAAATGGGTTATCGAGCAACGGCAGGAATATTCTCAGCGGAAGAAGTCGGCGCACCTCATCAGAGAAAGCGAGTCTACATCCTTGGCATGGCCAACAGCGAGCGTAGCGGGATGCGTAGAGGGAGGAGTAGCCAAGAATGTGGAGATGACCTCAAGTGGATTCAAGGCAACGAGGGAGAACGGAACGAGCTACGGAGCGAAGTTGAGGGATGCAGTAATTCACCACGAGGAGAACTGGCCAACAGTAACTGTGGGCGAGGAGAAGTACAGAATCAAGGGCAACTCACAAGCGAGCAAGTGCTTGAGCGCAATGGCAATTCGAGGAGAGCTTGGCCATCCAGACCAAGCCAAGCTCAATACGAGTGGGAAGAGTCAAGGGTCACTGAACCCCAACTGGGTCGAGCAACTAATGGGTCTTCCAGTAGGGTGGACAGACTTAGGCTCTTGGGAAACGGAGTAGTACCTCAGACTGCCGCCAAAGCATTTATAACATTAATCAATAGACTCACATGATAGTAATGCCAGCCAACATGACTGGGTGGTTCTTTCACTCGCTCGCTAGAGAGACTGGCAAGCTTGGCCATTTGTATTCTCCAGGAGCACAGATAACACCTTGTCCTTGGTTTCCATACGCTATGGACAACGGTGCTTTCTCTTGCTGGGACAGGAAAACCAACACCTTTAATCACGACAAGTGGGACAACGGAATGCTCAAAGAATGGGAGTTGTTAATCTTATGGTCGCAATGTCAAAACCAAAAGCCCATGTGGGCAATCGTCCCTGATGTAATAGGTGACAAAGATGCAACCCTAGACCGATACAATCAATATGTAGGAATCGTTAAGGACGCAAACATACCGGTAGCCATCGCAGTTCAAGACGGGATGGAAGTTGTTGACGTTAAGTCTTTGAAGGTTCAGCCAGATGTCATAGCTATTGGTGGAGGAGATGAGTTTAAATGGGGGACTCTTGGCAGTTGGGTAAAAGAGTTTGAGCGCATCCACGTTTTACGCTGCAACATACCAAGCAAGTTGTATGAGCTTGAAGCAATGGGGGTTGAGTCATGCGATGGAACCGGGTGGAACAGGGGCAACATGGCTCAGACTACAGGGCTAGAGGAGTGGGCTTACAGCAATCCAAAGCCAACAACCATACGACCCTCCGAGCACGTAGGAAAGCATACCAAGAGATCGGAGAAACAACAAATTACATTCGCATGAAAAAACCTAAAACAGTTCTTATATATTCTGGCGGTTTAGATTCAACAGTTTTACTCTATGACTTATTGAAATCTGGCCATGAAGTTAAAGCATTGTCAGTTAATTACGGTCAACGCCACAAAAAAGAATTAAAATATGCCAAGAATTTGTGCAAACAATTAAATGTTGAACACCATGAAGCTGATATAAGTGCAATCAACTCGTTGTTGGCTGGCAGTAGTTTGACTTCACCTGATGTGCAAGTTCCGGAAGGGCATTACGAGGACGAGAGCATGAAGGTTACAGTAGTGCCAAATCGTAACATGATTTTTTTGTCAATCGCAATCGCTTGGGCAATTTCCACTGGCGCAGATTCCGTATCGTTTGCAGCGCACAAGGGTGATCATGCAATTTATAAAGATTGCAGGGTAAATTTTTTAAAGGCAATGAATCATGCAATGCAGATTTCTGGCGCACGTAAGGTGTCTCTGTATACACCATATTCTTTGCTGACCAAAACAACCATTGTTAAGCTGGGGAATTTATTAGATGTGCCATTTGAACAAACCTGGTCTTGCTACAAAGGGGAGAAGATTCATTGCGGATCATGTGGAACTTGCGTTGAGCGCAGAGAATCATTTGAATTAGCAGGTGTAACCGATCCAACTATTTATGATAACGTGCAGTAAATTATACAAGGACATTCCATTCGCCCACAGGCAACATTTGCACGATGGGCATTGCTCAAAAATACATGGGCACAACTGGGACATACGGATAACCTTTGGCTGCAAAGAGTTGGACTCAAGGGGATTTGTCGTAGACTTTGGCAAACTAAAATACATAAAGAAATACATAGAGGATATGCTCGACCACGCCTGTGTGCTTTCATGGAACGATCCGTTGTATGAAGAAATTATAGCACCGGGTGTATATAAAGTTTACTCAGTTGAGAATGCCTCCTGTGAGGGTTTAGCAAAGCATTTGTTTGAACAATTTTCTGATCTTCTGCATATGGCCGAGGGGCAGAGAACCTGGATTGATGAAATAGAAATCTTTGAAGACAGTAAAAACTCTGTAAAATACAATCCAATCAATGACGTGTAAAAAGATACCGATACATGAAAACTTTTACACCTGGCAAGGTGAGGGTGTTCACATGGGCAAGTCAGCTTACTTTATCAGAACCTTTGGATGCCCCGTTCATTGCCCTTGGTGCGACTCTGCTGGCACGTGGCACAAGGATTATGTTCCTAAAGATATCGAGAAGTTTAATGCCATTGAGTTGGCAGACATGGCGGCAGAACATAGCCCTGACTTCGTTGTAGTTACAGGTGGAGAGCCAGCCGTTCACGACCTTAAGGAGCTTACAGCAGAACTGCACAACAGAGGTTTAGTTGTTCACTTAGAAACTAGCGGTGCTTTTGAAATTAAGGGTCAGTTTGATTGGGTTACTCTGAGTCCCAAGGAACTGAAGATGCCGCTGAAAGAAAACTTACGCAGTGCTGATGAGATCAAGATTATTGTTGATAGAAAGGATGCCATTGATTACTGGGTAGATAAGATTGGATCGTTGGTTAAGTCAGATCACATATGGTTACACCCGGAATGGTCACAGAGATCAGACCCCAATATCATTAACTCAATCACAAAGTGGGTAAAGAAGCATGGCTCCCCATATCGAGCAGGGTATCAGTTGCACAAAATTTTCAAGGCAGATTCTCTTGACAAGCGTTCTCGTCTTACTGTACCACTTGGTGGAAACAAGGAATTAGGTTACTAACTATGAAAGATATACAAAGCACGAAAGATAAACGAGGCATATCAATAAACAAGGTTGGCATATCTGATGTGCGGCATCCCGTACAAGTTATGTGTCGCAATGGCCAGTCTCAACATACAGTTGCTACCTTTTCTGTCTGTGTTAACTTGCCCCACGATGTGAAGGGAACGCACATGAGCAGGTTGGTAGATGCAATAAACAACAACCAAGTTGCCATCGGAAGTGGCAGTATGCGTCAAATGATCTCCCAGATTCGACGCGAGCTTGACGCAGAAGAAGCCTGCATGACCGTAGAGTTTCCCTACTTCATGGCTAAGTCTGCTCCTGTCACATCAATGCGGGGACAAATGGACTACGATTGCAAGTTGACCGGGAGCATAAACCCAAGCGGTTTCGACCTAACTACAGAGGTCACTGTCCCCGTCACTTCCCTGTGTCCTTGCAGTAAAGAGATAAGCGACCGAGGCGCACACAATCAGCGTAGCCGAGTCTCTATTGCCGTTAGGACTCACAATGAATCTGTTTGGGTGGACGACTTGATAGCTATTGCCGAGGAGTCAGCATCTGCCCCTCTTTACTCTTTGCTTAAAAGGCCAGATGAAAAGTTTGTAACGGAGCAAGCCTACGACAACCCAGTTTTTGTTGAAGACTTAGTTCGTGGTGTTGCTAGTTGCTTAAAAGAGGACAATAATATTTCTTGGTTCCATGTTCGTTCAGTTAACGAAGAGAGCATACATAATCACAATGCTTTTGCAGAAATAATTTCTTAATTTGAAAGTAGAGAAGCCATACAACTCAGGTCAATGGACTAAGGCTCGTTACAGGAGCTTTATTATGTCGGCTTTGCGTCGCGCCCAATGGCCAGTCAAGTATGAATCTATTCGCTCTGCCTTTGTGCGTGATGGTGTGAACCCCGCAAGCGGACGCAAGTGTAAGCTGCACAAGTGTTTCGTTTGCGGGGAACTATTCCCTGCCAAAGATATGAGAGCAGATCACATTGATCCCATCGTACCTGTCACCGGCTTTGATAACTGGGACGCACTTATTAACAGACTGTTCTGTGAGATAGACGGGTTCCAGGCTATATGTGTTGACTGCCACGCAGTTAAGACCAAGGCTGAAAATGCAGAGCGTAAGAAAAATAAACTTGAACAATGAAAGTGCAATCAATACCTTCGGTTGAAGCAAGACCTTGGATTTTAAATCGACATTATGCTAAAAGAATGTGTCCAATATCTTACGCCTTTGGTATATATGAAGAAGAAAATATGATAGGAGTAGTAACTTATGGGACTCCTCTCAGTTCAACTTTGAGAGATGGAGTATGCGGAAAAGAGTGGTCAAAAAATGTGTTGGAGCTAAACAGGTTGTGCTGCGATAATAAGAAAAATGTAGCCAGCATGTTGGTTGGGCGTTCCCTTAATATGTTACCAAAACCTAGCATAATTGTTAGTTACGCTGACCAAGGCCAGGGTCATGTAGGATATGTATACCAAGCAACAAATTTTATATATACAGGCCTTTCAGCAAAGTTTAAAGACCCAATGGTTAAGGGAATGGAGCATAAGCACCACACGACTATAGGGGATGAAGGAAGAGGCCATGCTTCTCGCGTCGAATATCTTCGTGAAAAATATGGATCGGAGAATGTTTATTATGTTGAACGAGCAAGAAAACATAGATACATTTTTTTACTAGGTAGTAAGACTGATAAATGGAAGATGAAAAAAGCCATGAAATACAAAGAAGAAGAGTATCCCAAAGGAAAAAGTAAGAATTATGACGTTTCTTCTGTACAGACTCAATCAGTTTTATTTATATAATTTAAAGAAAATGCTTGATTATTTATTCATATTCCTTGAAGATCAACTCACACATATAACCAATAACATTATGTCAAGAACAAAACCAAGATCATCGGGGTCATCGAACCCTGCCACCAAGTTCCTTCAATGGAACACACAAGCTTCCGCATGGGAGTTTTACGATAAAGAAGCCCAAGAGTCCAAGACTCTACCACAAGACACAGGTTTCATTATCCTCGACCAACTCAATACCGCTAAGGGTTGGGATGACAGAAAGAACAGCGCAATCTGGTCTAACGAAGTGTATACTGTTGGAGATAAACTTACTCTCCGCAACAAGGACGGCATCGTTGCCACCGGCACTTGGTCTGAAGTAAAGAGTGTGCATGGTGTTAAGTTCACCAAGTCTGTTTACGCTATGGCCAAGGTTGGCGAAGGCTACGAGTTAGTTAACTTCCAACTCAAGGGCTGTGCTCTTACTGCTTGGATTGAGTTCCAAGACAAAGCAGGTGGTTCTAATAAGTTAGAAGGTGATTTGGTTGTAGCAGTTACTGAGGCAGTCAAAGAACAAAAAGGTATGGTGGAGTACATCAAGCCAGTCTTTAGTGTTGTATCCAATACGCTATCCGATGAGGCAGCTCTCCAAGCAGACAAGATGGATGGTACACTCCAAGAGTACCTATCCTCCTATCTGAAGTCAGAGAAGCCCACAGAGGAAGAGAAAGAGAGTGAGCCAGAAGTTGTTTACTCTGAGCCTGCCATTGTAGCCGACCCCTTCTAGGCATACCCCTCAGCCCTTCCCCTTCGGGGGCGGGGCTTTTTGCCATTATAATATAATATGTTTCCACAAGACGCAGAAGAACGAAAGACCTATCCAGTAGCAACCTTTATCAAGGACTACTTTCCTAACGCTATAGCACAGCTAGCCCACCACAGCTACAAGGCTCAACAACAGCATGGCACTCCATCAAATGGTAAGCCTATGCAATGGCACAAAGAGAAGTCTGTTGGGGACGAGAACCAACTCATGAGACACTTCATGGAGGGTGATCTACACAGCACAGCCTGGAGAGCATTAGAACTACTTGAAAGAGATATAACCAAATCAGAGACATGAAAGAATTAGATTACATAGATCACTTCCGCATCATAATGAAACCCCGCAGGGATTTCTTGACACAGATAATAAAGGCACTGGAACCAATGAATGGACTGACCAGTAGAGAAGAGGAGCAGGAAACAATTATACAGAGTGCTGAGAAGATTCTCAAAGAAATACACGACGTGTACACACAAGACCAACACTTGTTGAAGGCTAAGTTTTATTCTGAAGCTAGACAAACTATCGGCAGAGGTATACTCTCCGGACTAATCAAACAGTAATGGATCAACCTCATAGCCTAGAAGCAGAGGAGTCCTTACTCGCTTGCTGCCTGTTAGACAATGCTTCCTACGATAGCATTACCACCATCGTCAATGCAGACGATTTCTACAGAAACGCCAACAAGATAATATTTAAGGCCATCTCCAAGCTATGCTCTGCGGGTGAGGAGTTCTCTGAGCTAGACCTAGACGAGCTACTCAAGCGTGAGGGTACAGACAAAGAGGTAGGTGGACTGGGTGCTATAATGCACATACAAAGACAGGCTAGTAGTTCCTTGCAGATAGCAAACTACGCCAAGATTATAAAAGAGAAGTCTAAGCTACGTCAGATCATACGCACCTCACGCATAGCCATTGAGTCAGCAAGAGAGAACCAAGACGCTGATGTAATCATTGCCGACATAGAGAGATCTGTTACTGCTACCCTAGACAACGGCTCTGACAATGACCCATCAATACGAGCAGCAGCTGAGTCCCTACGCGAGGACTTCAAGAAGATGGCTGAGGGTACATACGAAACCTTCGCCCTACCTACAAGAATCAAACAACTAGACGAGAAGCTTAGTTCGGGTGGCGTAGCAAGCGGAGAGGTTATGGTTGTTGCCGCTCCTACCTCCTGCGGTAAGACCTGTATAGCCTTGAACGTAGCCTTGCAGAATGGTGTAACTCACAACAAGCCTGGTCTATACTTCTCCTTCGAGATGCAAGCCAAGAGTCTGGCAAAGCGTATGATACAGACCTGCTCTGCCGTCAACCTCAACCAGTTCCAAGAAGGTGTGCTGACCCCAGACAAACAGAAGCGCGTATGGGACGCTACCGATAAGGTAGAGAAAGCCCCTATCTTTACAGAGCACTATGTACGCAACGTAGATGAACTACGCTCACGCGCTCGTATGTACAAGCGTAAACACAAGATTGAATGGATTGTTATAGACTACCTACAGCTTGTTCCTTGGAACACTAAGCTCAAGAAGCACGATGGTATAGCAGAGGTTAGCCACCAGATAAAACTTATGGCTATGGAACTTGATCTACCTGTTATTCTTTTAGCACAGGTGAACAGAGAGGGAGCCAAGCGTGAGACAGGCATTACCTTGTATGACTTGAAGGACTCCGGTGACATCGAGAACGACGCAGACATTATACTCTTGCTATGGCCAGACGGCACAGATACAAAGGAAGCAACGGTCTACGACGATCCAGTCAACGGCACACACATATCTATCAAATACAATGTAGCAAAGCAACGTGAAGGGGAGCGTGACCAGTACGGCAAGTTCGTCTTCCAAAACCACATAGGCAGGTTCAGTTAATCACCAACTAACATAAATATGACACAGCAAAACCTAACACAGAAGCAAGCATACAACCTCTACTTAGAAGGTTTTTCATACCAACAAATAGCTGATGACTACGGAACAAGCCCAGAGGCTGTGCGCTCCAAGATAAGACGATACAAGGCTACCATACCTGCAGCACAGGGCGACGAGCGTGTCCTAGTAATAGCTGATACCCACTGCCCTGCTATGCACGAAGGGTACATAGACTTCTTAATATCCATCTTCCACAAGCACAAATGTACACGAGTTGTTCACATAGGTGACCTAGTGGACTGGAACGCTATCAGCTTCCACGAGAAAGACCCAACCATGCCTAGCGCAGCAGACGAGTTTGTAGCGGCTTCTAGGCAGGTTAGAGCCTTACACAGGGCGTTCCCAGAGGTAGACTACCTTATCGGTAATCACTCCGCTCTACCAGAGCGTAAGGCACAGAGCGTTGGACTACCACCAGAGGTAATACTTAACTTCAAAACTCTATGGGGACTTGACGGATGGAACATACACCCTAGATTCACAGACCTAGTAATTGATGATGTTATATACAGGCACGGAGACAAAGAGAAGGGTGGACAGATGTCGGCACTAAAGAATGCACAGGCTCAGTTCAAGTCCTTAGTTATGGGACACCTACACGCACAGGCTGGTATCAACTACCACGCTAACCAGGATGGTGTTGTCTTCGGTATGAACGTAGGCTGTGGCGTAGACCATAGTCACCCTGCCATGAACTACGGACGTATATACGCTGCAAGACCAGTGCTTGGTTGCGGTGTTGTCTACTCTCCCAAACTTGCTTTCTTTGAACCAATGTTCATCTAACCAATACTACTATGATATACGAACACAAACTAGAAATGGACACCTGCGGTGGTGACACAGCTAATGTTACTGTAGAGTTTGAGGCTGATAGGCCGTCATCCAGAGACGCAGAGGTAAAGGGTATATACTACCTAGAATCTGACGAACCACTGGACAGTGAGGACATACTAAATATGTTTGAGTGGATTGAACAAGACGGCTCTCAGTGGCAACTAATTTCACATAATATAAAATAAATGCAAAATACCCAAACCCAATCCGTATTCAAGATTAACGCAGAAGAAGTTCTGGCTAAGGGACTGGAGGCTATGACCAAGTCATGCGAAGCCTTGACCAAGCAGAACGAAACTTTAAACAGGGACATAGAGAATCTAAAGAATAAGATTAATATGCTCCAAGACAGGCTCCTATCTAACGCTGAGGAGCGAGAATAACTTTGCAGGTTTGTTATTATTACTGCTACAGAGTAAGTCGTGAGTGCTCCGGAAAGGTTT